CATTACCTGCTATTGGCATTCTATCTACACTTCCACCACCTTTAAATGATACGTGGAGGTGATCATAATGTCCTGCACTTCTCCATATTACTTCAGCGACACCAAGTGCTGCTTTATTTTGTCTGAAATAAGAAGCAAGTTTATCAAGTTGTGCCTCACTATTGTGAGACAGTGGATAATCAAGTGCCTCACCATAATTGTGATAAGAGTTATAACTTCTTCTCATCACACGCTCTTTACCAGATCCAGTATATCCAGAATGAACATTGAAGTCTGGGTGTTGCCATGCTCTATATCCTTGTCCTTCTAATGCACGACCAACATTAACTGCTCTTTGATATGCAGGAGTTTGATTTGCTCCTCTTGCTTGTCTTCCATCACCAGCACCGGATTTCATACTGGCAGTTATAGAAGCATTTTGTTTCATCAGTCTTTTCAAACTTGCTGCATAGACTGGATCAGTAGCATATCCTTCACTCTTCAACATATCGGCTGCACTATATGCAGAAGTCGCATTATTCACTCCACGATATCCTTTATAATTTTTATACCATCTTGAGACAAGAGTATCTACTGCACTTCTGGGACTATTAAAGTTCATAAATTTAGCACTAGTTCCAGTCTTCACACCACCATAATATTCTGTAGTACTTGCAGTGCTTCCAGATTCACTACCAGTAGCTTTCATGCCAAAATAGTTGTGAGTTCCTCCAGTAGCAGTTCCCCAATTTGATTCTAGTGCAAATTGTGCGGCAACCAACTCTGGATATTTTGCTCCAGACTCTTCTGCCATTTTATAAAACTCTTTCCATTTCTCTTCCTTAGTTCCAGTTACTGCCGGACCAACTGGACCAATATCTTTCTCCTCCACAGTACTGATGTCTCCACTAACTGCAGTCTTAGCATCATCAAATGCACTCTCTATTCCCATAAGTGCATTTTCAAAATCTTTCATTGCAGAAGTAATTTCATTTGATTTTCCACTAAAATCAAATCTTAACCAACTCTGTACATTAGCAAGGGCTACTTTACCTAGAGACTGAATCCATTTACCAAGATTATCAATAAAACGTTTTAAACTATCTACAAGAAGTTTTATCCTCTTTATCAAATCTTTTACCCATGCAATAATTTGTGGGAGTTTATCCGCCAACCATCCAATCAACAATACACCAAAAAACTCCAATACTCTATCAAGAAAACTTTTACCAGGAACTTCAACACCACTTATACCAGACTTTCCTCTAGTTTTAAATGCTTTCAATAGAGATGCTTTTTCTCTTCTTCTTTGCTTCTCCATCAATTTTTTATTCAGTTGTTTGTTTCTTGCAATATTTTCTCTTTTAACCTTTGTTCTTTTGAGAATTGCTTTTCGCAGCATTCCACCACCTTTGCCCGCTCCTCTGGCAAACATAGAACCTATTCTCATCGCTCCTGCTGCTACTGCTGCTATGGCCATTTTAGTTCACCACATTATAGATTAATTGCGAATACATAGTGTAGAAATTATCTGGATTCGATGAAGAAATTAATGGAACATCAGTAGCACTTCCACTCTTCATTGATTGTTGTTGAGATTGTCCTCCACCACCACTGCCTACTTTTTTATAAATCACAGTCGTATTTCCAGAACTAGAAACTGGTCCTGGAGCTTGCATTTGTGGTGAAGATGGAGAAGCAATAGAAGGTGCTGCTGGTGGTTTTGGTGCTGGTCCTGATGGAGGAGAAAATCCTGGTGCTTTACCATTTTGCTTCAGTGTTTCCCATTCCAATTGATTTTCAAATTCATCTGGTCTGCCATCCAACCACTTTTTATAAGCAACTTGTTCGGAAGTCAACTCTTTTGTTGGTTCTGGTTGTTCGGGGTTTTTGCCAAATAATGGACCAACCAATTCTCCAAGGTTTGGCAGTTTTCCACCAAGAGTATTCAATGTTTCAACCATTCCAGTCAATCCAAGTTTACCAAGGAGTGCATCTTCTCCACCTTTAATTCCTGGAACAAAATCTCTAGCAAATAGGAAAGCATCAAGTCCCAAGGACAAAGGCCAACCACCACCACTAAAATCTAATATGGCGGATATTGTTTCTAAAGCAGCACCAATACTATCACCATTTGCCAATCTATCATATGCAAAAAGAAGGTTTGCAATTCCACCAATAACAGGCAGTGCTTTTGCTCCAAGTCTTTTACCACCACCAGCAACATTTTTAACTGTTCCAAGACCTTCTTTTTTCAAGAAAGATGCAATTTTAGAATATCCAGGAATTTTTTGTATCGTGGCAAGAACTTTGTTTCCAAGGCTTTTTGCTTTATTCAAAAATGGTGCAATAATTGGTCCCACTAATTTTGAAAATCCTGCTTTAATTGCACCAGCACCTTTCTTTGCGAGACTAGATATTCCGCTACCAATATTTCCTGCAAAATTCTTTATTTTTTGGAAAAATCCAACTTTCTTTGGTTTAAGCAATTCTGCTGCTTCTGCTGCATCCACACTCAAATACTTTCCACCTACCATAGCACCTTTTGATGACAATCCTCTATCGACCACTTCTTGTGCTAATTTCTTCTTTGCCGCTTTCTGAGCATCTGTTAAATCATCTGCATCAATTGTAGGTTTTGGCCTTGCAGTTGCTGCATCAACACCAGCATTAGCAGCAGTTGCAGTTGCAGCGGCAGCAGGTTTGGCTGCAGCATCTGGTTTCTTGAAAGGATTGAGAGCACTAAAAAGCTTACCAAATGTGTTTCGCCATACAAATCCCGCAATTTTTTTGGTAACTTTTTTGAGTATCTTAAGAGCAACAAAAAGACCACCATTAATTGCAAGAAATATGCCACCAACTTTTAGTAAAGCATCTATTACATTCTTCTTAATTTCTTCTAACGTTCCAATATCACCCGCAGCATTTGCTGCAATAGCTTTCCACCCCTTATCAGTTAACCATCCAGCAAAAAGAACTCCGAAGAGTTCCATCAAATTTCCAAGTATACTCTTGGCTGCTTTACCAACTCCTTTTACTGGTGCTAAGAGTGTTTTGGATAAACCTTTCTCTAATTGTTTTTCTTTTCCAGATCTAAGTTGCTTTTCTTCTTGCTGTAATAATTCTTTCTCTCTTTCTTTCTGACCCTTCCTCTCTAATTCCGCCTCTTTATCTAATACCTTTGCCAGAAAAGAAACCTGCTTTTCTACGGCAATAACTCTGACACTTAAAACATTAACATCAACATCAGGAGTAATTGCAGATGATCCTACTTTTGCAAGTGCTCCCGGTTTTCTAAAAACCTGATTTGAACTTATCTTTTTCTTTCTAAACAATGCTTTTCTTTGAGCAGCAGAAAGATATTCCCCTGTAGATGGATCAACACCAGTTACAAGGATATCCCTATTCGTAAATTTTGAAGCATTTAATTTTGCCATTTACATGCCGCTCTGCTGTTGTTGCTTCAAATTCTCCTCTTCAATATATTGTTGTAATAAAGTGAGATAAACTTCCCTCTCCCAGGGTATCATATTTTCTAGTTCTGTTAATGAATATTTATGATACTGCATCAAGGCAAAATTCACTTTATAGTATGACGCAAGATCAGCGTGCGCCATACCTACCCGAAAAAACTAGAAAGTCCCTCCAGAACGACTTCACTCTCAACCTCAGTATTTGGATTCTTTACTTTAATAGTATGAGAAAGTTTGGGCATTGTCTCAAAGAATTTTTCAATCTCTTTGAACTGCTTTGAACTTAAGTCCTCAATGAAGGAAACCATCTCTTTCTTCGTGCAGTCAGAAGCACTCCAAGACTCTTCTTCATTATAAATTTGTTCCACACAAGAAGCAATCAGTTGGAATGATTCGTCAACACCCATACCATCATCAAAACTAAAGTTACTCTTAATAAATTCATCCAGTGAGGGATACTTCATTCTCATTACCAAATTCTCATCCAGTTTAATATCTCTGGAATGCTCTGGATCAACCTGAACCTGAATTTCATCCAAATCAATTTTTGCCTCTACTTGTGTCTCACCATCATCTGGACAAGTAATAAGAACATCTACACTCTCTCCGACAGATTTGCCTCTAATATTAAGAAAGAGATATTCAATATCAAAAGTAGATAATTGGTCTATCTTAATTCCTCTAGTAAGAATACAATTACCAATAACAGTTTTAATTGCATTGGTAATCTGCTTCTGATCCTCAGATTCCATTGCGATAATAAGAATCTTTTCTTCTTTAACTAGAAAAGGTCTATATCTTATTTTCTTCTGCGTAGAAGGAAGTTCCAACTCATATGTTGGCGTTGCAATCTTTGGTAAAGGCATAATAACCCGAAAAGTTCAGTTGTGATTATTTATTATCTTCTTATAACCCTTTCATCGAAAAAGAGATCTCACTTCCGCATCAGAGAATCCAACAGTAGGACCACCTCTATAAAAGTCATCAGGATCACGACCCGAGCTTAAGGCGTTAAAATCTCTATTTAAATCTTGATTATATTGTCTGAGTAACTCTTGATTTCTTGCATTACTTGCTTCAATTCCTCCAACATTATTCGAACTCCCAGATTTTTTAGCCTGACTTGTAATTTTCCCAGGAATATATCTTTCATAGTTAAATGCAATGCTCACCTTCAATACATTTGATGAATCATATGATACTGGTAAAGAAGATAGATTAATAGGAAACAGACCAATAAAATTATATTCAACTTCTCTTCTATAATCCCTATCAAATTTTATAATCTTTGTGGCATTTGATTTATATTCATCGGGAAATCTCATCCTATAAGAATATTCCCTCAAAGAAGAATCCTTTTCAGAACCCCCAGCAATAAATTCCATCCAATGCTCTAAAAACTTAAGCATCCTATAATCAGAGTCTACATAAAACTCCAATTGCATTTGGGTGAAGATTCTAGTGTGTGCCATTTTTTCCTGCACACCCATATAGTTACCATTAATATCTGCTGTTGCCAGAGAACTCCCAGGAATTGATGCAGAAGAACATAACAATCCAGCACTCTCGGTTACAAATCTCGTATCAACTCCTCTTTCAGCTAGATAGGACATTAAAGTACCATTTAGTCCACCAAAGATAACTTGGTAATGTGATGTTTGGGCAAGGTTTGTAATAAGTGGTTTGAATTGTGATATTTTTTTACGTGTTGGCACTCTAAATACCTTATACGAGTCTTACATTATTAAGTATTTAGATGTCATATAAGGGAAAATATCAACCTTCATATCCAAAAAAATACAAAGGTGATCCAACAAATATAATCTATCGTTCCTTATGGGAGCGAAAATTTATGGTTTACTGCGATAAGAATGAAAATATTTTGGAATGGGGAAGTGAAGAGATTGTCGTCCCATATCGTTCCCCCATTGACAATCGCTACCACAGATACTTTCCAGATTTTTATATCAAGGTAAAAGAATCGACTGGTAGGATTAAAAAAATGATTATTGAGATCAAACCATTTAAGCAGTGCATAGAACCCAAAGTCCAGAAAAGACGAACAAAGGGTTATATCTACGAAGTCGTTGAGTATGCTAAAAACCAGGCAAAATGGGAAGCAGCAAGAGAATGGTGTCTAGATCGTGGTTATGAGTTTAAGGTTCTCACAGAAAACGAACTCGGTATTAAGTAATGCCAAGAAAAACTCTAAAGCAAAGAAGAGAACAATACCCAACAGACGATAATGACAATCGTGTGCGTGGAGTAGTTCGTGAGTTGAATGGTATAGAAGATTCTGATGATAAGATGGAAGCCCTTATTAGTGTTCTAAAAGAAAGTGGAAAAACTAGTGTGAGTGCTGGTAAGTTTTATACTTTCTTTTATAGTGCTATGACGAATGGAATACAATATGATGAGTATCCATTAGTCGCAGTGACTGATGTTTTCTCGTGGGGATTTCGCGGAGAAAACTTTCATTGGCGTGGTGATATGAGACAATATAATTACAATCAGATCGTAGGTGGATTATATGAAGTCTATCCAGAAGAAATTTCTGATGTGGTAGAACTCAGTTTTGCCAAAGTTCGCTCTAAATAACTAAAAAGCAGATAAATGCCACCAAGAAAAAACGGAAATCAGAGGAGAGCACAACAAGCTTTAAAGAGAGCGGAAAGAGAATCTAAAACTACTGCACCTTTTTATGGTCCAGGAGGAGACCCTGCTGGATCAGGATCTGGACAAGCACAACAAAAACCACCAACAACTGCTGAAAAAGGTGCAAAAACAACAGTTAAGACATCGACAGTTGATGATAAAGTTAACACATCTAAAGTAACTAAACCAACTACAGTAACTAAACCAACTACAACAAGTTCTACTTCATTCAGATATCCATACAAAGCATTAGATCCAGATACTGATTACCTAAGAATAGAAATATTAGAATATGTTCCTCTGGGACTTCCGGAACAAAACAACACTATAACTGCTTTAACATCATCAAAGAATCAATATAAAGATAAAAATAAGAAAATAATAAGCACAATATTACTGCCAATACCACAAAATATTACATCAGTAAATAATACAGGTTGGGGAGAGGACAGTTTAAACAGTCTTGCAGCTTATGCAGTAGGTGCTTCTGGTGATATTATGAAGAGTGGTAATTTTTTCAAAGGGATTGTTGATGCTGTTATGAAAGCAGGGAGTGCCGTCACAGACCTTGCAGTTAATGGTGAAGGTCAGCAGGTAACAAACACATTCTTTTCTTCTCAAGCAGCAAATTTACTTGGTGCTAATACTAGTTTTTCTGGTCTTCTTGCAAGATCTACTGGACAGATTTTAAATCCAAATACCGAATTATTATTCAATGGTGTAAAGTTGAGATCTTTCAATTTTTCCTTTGATCTAGCACCAAGAAATAGTACTGAAGCAAAGCAAATTTTAAATATTATAAGGACACTGAAAATTAATATGGCACCAAAAACTTCCACGGATAAAATTTCTAGTGGTGGTGGAAGTGCAACTGGATTATTTTTAAAGTCTCCAAACGTATTCCAACTTACATATATGTCTGGAGGAAATAAACACCCTTTCTTAAATAGTTTTATCGTTGCAGCACTTACAGGTGTCAATGTTAATTATACTGGATCTGGAACCTATATGACATATAATGATGAAAATAAAACACCAGTTCATATGAAAATGGATTTATCTTTCCAAGAACTAAGTCCTGTTTATGCAGAAGATTACGAAGGAATAGGAGGAGTAGGTTACTAAAATGGGATACTTCAGAGAACTACCAAACTTACAATACCAGTCATTTCTTTCCGATAGTATTTCTTCTGGAAATTATTTGACGGTTAAAAACTTATTCAGAAGAAACAAACTTCGTGATGATTTAAGTGGTGTCTTTACCCTCTTCAACAAATATGAGATTCCAGAAGGTTCTAGACCAGAACTCGTAGCAGAAGAATACTATGGAAAGGCAGATCTTGATTGGGTAGTCCTGATGACTGCTGGTATCATTAACGTGAGAGATGAATGGCCTTTATCAAACTATCAACTGTATAATTATGCTGAAGAAAAGCATGGAATTGCTGGTTTGAGTGAAACTCATCATTATGAAACCACAGAAGTAAAAGATTCAAATGGTAGACTGATACTTCCAAAAGGAAAAATTGTAGACTCCGACTTCACAATTCCAAATCCTGATGACTATACTGCTACTCTTAATCCAGTAAGATCAGTAACAAACTGGGAGTA